AACAGAAAACAAGTATTAGTAACTAAAAAAAGAGGTGTGTACTACACTTATTAATATGGTAACAGACTACAAAACGCTTTTAATTAATCTAGGCACATTTATTTTTTCAATGTCAAACGTTGATGTATTTTTAAAGATCACACTTTTACTTTTAACTATCGGTTATACTGCACACAAGTGGTACTTAATGAATAAGAACAATGGAAGAAAGAAAAAGTAAAAAGAAGTTTAAAGATACAAGGGTTGGTAAATTCTTATCTAAAGCTGCACCAAACATTTTAAAAGGTGTTAGTGATCTAGTACCAGATGCTGGTATTTTAAAGCTAGTAGGTGGTCTTATAAGTAAAGATAATGCTATCACACCTAAAGACAAAGAAGAAGCCTTAAAACTGCTTGAATTAGATATTATAGAAACTCAAGAGGTATCTAAAAGGTGGTCAAGCGATATGTCTAGTGATAGCTACCTATCAAAGAATGTACGTCCAATGATGTTGATTTTTCTTACTATATCAACTTGGTTATTAATTCTTATGGATAGCCTTAATATTGAATTTGGTGTAAGTGTTGAATGGATTGATTTACTTAAATCACTTTTAATAACAACCTATGTTGCATACTTTGGTTCAAGAGGTATTGAAAAATATAAGTACATTTCGCAGAAATAGAATACTATACCAAAATCATTATTCTTATTATATTTTATTTTTAAGTATATTATTATTTTTTTTAATATATATTTTTAGATTTATATTTATATATATATTTCTAATTATTTATTTTATATATTTGAAGTAATAAAAAAGTGTAAAGTTATTACTTATATTTTTAAAAAAAAAATAAAAGATGGAAAACACAAAATGTATTGCAGTAAGAAAAGATTATTATCTACTAATTGTAAATGATAAATCACTAGGTGAGTTTGAAAGAAGTGAGTTAAGACATATTTTAGAAGTTATAGATAATGCCATCTAAACCAAGCAGAAGTAAAATAGTTAAAAAACTAGATGCTATATTTAGCCAGTACATAAGGTTAAAAGATGCAGACCATAATGGTGATGTAACTTGCTTTACTTGTGGTAAGGTATCACACTATAAAAAAGGTATGCAATGTGGTCACTTTCAGAGCAGAAAACATTATGCAACCAGATGGTTAGAAATGAATGTAGCGGTTCAATGTGTTGGTTGTAATATGTTTAAAGCTGGTGAACAATATTTATTTTCAAAGTACTTGGATGAAAAGTATGGTGATGGTACTGCTGAAGAATTATACATAAAATCAAAAGAAACTGTAAAGTATTCTAATGATGAACTACAAGATATGATTAAACAATATAAAGACTTGGTAGATAGTTTATAAAAGACTATATTTGACTATTCTGTTTTGTTAAGGAAAAGGGGTTTGGCTATATGTCAAGCCTTTTTTTTGCTTTTATAGTTTTGTTATTAAATATTTTGTTTATATTTGTTTATTATTAATTTAAACTTAACAGAATGAGAACACAGAAACACGATTTAAAAGACAAGATTAAACACCTTGAAAAAGAATTGTACAATGCAATTTTAAAAGAAGATGTATTTGAGCAGATTGCAATAAATGTGCAATTAGATGATGCAAAATCAACCTTAATAAACATAAGATAATGCAAACTAACTTTTCACAAGAAACTGCACAGACAAAATTTGATGAGTATACATATAGGATAGAAGCCTTATGTAATAGAATAGAAGAATTAAAAGCACAAATAGAAGTATCACAAATATTTAAACAAAATGGATAGAGAAAAATTATTAGATTTGTACAAGAAGTATGAACTTGAAAAAACAGATGTATACAAACATCAACACTATGTTATAATCACCAGACAAGGTATTGAAAAGATAGCAGCAAAAGAAAACATAGCTATAAGTTATGAGGTTGTAAAATGTGAACCCAACTTTGCAGTTGTAAAAGCATATGCAAAAAAAGAGGGTGTACAAATAGAAACATTTGGTAGTGCATTAAAAGGTGCTAACTATAAAGATGGTAATTGTAATAGTTGGTACGTAATGGAGATGGCAGAAAAACGTGCTTTATCAAGAAGTGTTTTAAAACTAACTGGCTTTTACGAACTTGGAGTATTTGGTGAAGATGAAAGTGATGATTTTAAAAGAAAATAATATGATAGAAATAAAAAAAGAATTTAAAGATTTAATACCACCTTTAACAAAAGAAGAATTTAAACAATTAGAAAATAATTGTATGAGTGAGGGTATAAGAGAAAAAATACTTACTTGGAATGGTTTTATTATAGATGGGCATAACCGTTATGAAATAGCCACCAGGTGGGATTTAGATTTTGAAACCGAAAGCAAACATTTTGATAATGAAGAAGCGGTTAAGGAATGGATGATACTAAACCAATTTGGTAGAAGAAATTTACAACCATTACAAAGAATAAAATTATCCGCACAACTTGAAGATGTTTTTAAGGCAAAAGCTAAAGAAAATTTAGTTAATAGCGGTAAGGGTTTCCCAAATTTGGGAAAGGTTAATACAGAAAAAGAAGTATCTAAACTTGCTAATGTTTCTAAAGGAACTTACTATGATGGTAAAAAAGTATTAGATAATACAAACCAAGACACACAAGATTTAATAAACAATAAAGAAACATCAATATCAGCAGTTTCAAACATTATTAAAGAAATACCTAAAACTTATACAGATGAAGAAATTAAAGTTATTGTAGAAGAAAAGGTAAAAGAACATATTGAAAATAAGAAAAATAACTTTTCAAAGGTTGCGACTAAAATTAAAAATAATAATGTAAAAGAACAAGGTGAGGTAAACAACTTACTTTCTAAAAGCTGGGATGTTAAAGACGGTGATGTGTACTTAATTAACGATAGGCATAAGTTAATAATAGGTAATTCATATGATGTTGAATATATAAAAAAAAATATACCAGAAATTGATTGCGTATTAACAGACCCGCCATATGGTATTAGTTATAAATCACCATCTGGTAATGGTTTAACTCAAAGAGGTAACTATAAAATTATTGAGGGTGATGATAAAGAATTTAATCCTAAAATATTATTTGAATATAGTAAAAATATAATAACTTGGGGTGCAAACCATTATGCTAACAAATTAAAAAATACTGCTGGTTGGTTAGTATGGGACAAAAGAAACGGTAAGGCAATAAATCTTAATAGTGATTGCGAATTAGCTTGGACAAATATAATAAATTCAGCAAGGTTATTTCACCACACCTGGAATGGTATGATAAAAGACAGTGAAAAAAATCAAAAAAGAATACATCCAACACAAAAACCAGTTAAATTATTTATGTGGTGTTTAGATATTACAAAGGCTGGTGAAAACATATTAGATATTTTTTCTGGTAGTGGTTCTACTTTAGTAGCTTGTGAAAACACTGATAGAAATTGTTTTTTAATAGAAAAAGATTTAGATTTTGCTGCATCAAGTTTACAGAGGTTTTTTTCTTTAGGTTATAAAATAGAAAAGTTATGAGTGATTTTGATAATGATTTTAGCAAAGCAACTAATTTCTTCATAAATAATAAAGATAAATTAGAAAATTGTTTAGAGGGTAATTTAATAAATATTGAATTAGACAATAAATCTTTAGCCAAAACACTAGATAGGGAAAGCGGTATTGATTATTTTTTTATAGACAAAAACAAACAATTATTTGGTGTTTCTGCAAGAGTGAATTTTAATCTATCTATGCACAAAAGTGTAACAATAAGATGCTCAAGAGGTAAAGGTGAAAATAAAAGATACAATAATATAGAGTTTAAAAAAGGTGTAGATGCTTATAAAAATAAAAAATCACCAGTAATTGCATCACTTGGTTTACAAATGGATGCAGATGATAAAAAAATTAAAGAATTTATTATATATGATAGAAAACAATTATTTTTATATTCTCACGAAAACTACAATGAGATAAAAGATAAAAAACTAAAAACAGTTAAAAAAGACGGCAATACTTATTTATACTTTAAATATAGTGATTTTAAAGAAATGGGTATATGGCATAAGATTTACAAATAAAACACGAGGTATTGCGTGTAATGACAATACCAAATTTAAACTATATATTATGAGTGCAATTATCAACGGAAGTATTAGAGTAGATAGACTACCTAAAGAAAAATTTATCAAAGGAAAAGATGGTGCGGTGTACTACAATTTTACTATAGCAGTACAAGATGAAACCAGGTACGGTAACAACGTAGCGTTTATGGATAGCCAAACCAAAGAAGAACGTGAAGCAAAGGTTGCTAAAACCTATCTCGGTAATGGTAAGGTGGTATGGATGTCACCAGATGGTGTAACGGTTGCTGAAAGAGATGACCAACCAGTTGCAGAACCAGCAAGTGATGATTTACCATTTTAATTAACCTAATTTTAAAAGGGTGTAAGTTTTTAACTTGCACCTTTTTTTTATATATTTAACAAATGACAGAAAAAGAAACAGAACAGAATATGTTAATGGAATTTATTGCAGATACTTGCAAGATAGACATTAACGAAAAATTAGAATATCCACCAGTATGTTTAAGCTACGGTGAAAAGGTTTTACAATCAGATAAAGGTGATTTACTCATACCAATAGCTTTGGGGACATTTGGCAATCTTTCAGTAATTACTGCACCACCAAAAACTAGAAAGAGTTTTTTTTGCTCTTTACTTGCAAGTGCTTATTTAAGTGGTTCAAATATTTATGGTGGAAAAATAAAAGGGCATAGAGTTAATGGTGATTTAATTTATATAGATACAGAACAAGGAAGCTGGCACGCATCCAAAGTATTTAAAAGACCATTAGATATGGATAGCAACATACCTAAAGATAAATACCATACGTTTGCTTTGCGTACAATAGCTTTTAAGGAACGTTTAGAGTTTATTGAATACTATTTAAAGGAACACATAAAAGAACCATCACTTTTGATTATAGATGGTGTGGCTGATTTGTGTGCAGATGTAAACAACATAGAAAAAAGTAATGAATTAGTAAGTGCATTAATGAGAATAAGCCAACAACAAAACGTGCATATCATTTGTGTGATACACCAAAACTTTGGTAGTGCTAAACTCGGAACTGGTCATTTAGGTTCTGCACTTGAGAAAAAAGCAGAAACAGTAATAAGTTTGGAAGCAAACACAGTAAACAAAGATTGGACAACGGTTAAGTGTGGTAGAAGTAGGGGTTACTCTTTTGAAACATTTAGCTTTGAAGTAAACGAAAAAGGATTGCCAACAATAGTTGGTGATTTATATGATCCGTTAAAATGATATGGTACAAAAAACAATGATAATAGTTGCTGCAAAGCATAAAGAGTGGGTAGAAATAGTTTTATCTTTTGGTTGTAAACAAGAAACTGCTGAAGATATTGTACAAGAAATGTATTACAAGATACAACTGAAACTTGAAAAGGGTTTAGATATAATGTACAATGAAGAAGAAATAAACTACTACTATATTTTTAAAACTTTAAGATCATTGTTTTACGATTTAAAAAGAAAAGGTAAAAATATCACAATGGTTTCTATGGATGATATACACCTAACCACATCAGATGTAAACTATCAAGAACCATATGATAAAATACAAGAAGAACTATCAAAAATGTTTTGGTATGATAGAAAAGTATTTGAAATAATAAATGAGGGTGAAAGCATTGCAGAATTTTCACGTAAAAGCCTAATACATTACTATTCACTTTACAACACATACAACAAAGTAAAAAGCAAACTAAAAAAACTATTATGATTGAATACAAATACCCTAAATCATTTTGGAAAATAGCAGAAGAAATTGGTAATGCAAGAAACGTACTTAATACAGAGTTAAGAGCAAAAAACCCAAAATATCAAATGGGTGACATAAATTTAGAAATAGATATATATGGTATGGTTGGGGAATTAATAGCTATGGATTATTTGACAAATAAAAACA